CGTGTGAGTAACACCGTCGAACGACCGGGCAACCGCAGTCGCCAGCTCTCCCTGTTCGCGGGTCACAACGGCAGCCGAGAACGGCTTGGTCAGACCACCGGAGAGACGGGTCTCCTGCAGGTACTTGTGCTGGTTGTAGTCGATGTCGAAGTCCTCGAAGGACGTCAGCTCGCCACCCTTGTTGGCACCAACAGTGTAGTCCTGCAGGTTCACCATGATGGCAAGGAGGGTCGCGGTGTCGTCGAACAGGTCGACAGTCACGATCTCCTTGACACGAAGCTTGTCTGCGAGGGACTGCTCGGTCTCATACAGCGGCCGGCCGAACCGGTCCTCCTCGAGCATGATGTCGGTGAGGAAGTTGTCGCTGACGAACAGCGTCGGCTTGCCGGTGCCCCGGTACTGCGCACGCGCACGAACCAGGCCCTTGACTGCGTCCTTGGGGGACACATTCGCAGCCAGCGGGTACTTGATCGAGTACAGCGGGTCGTCATTCAGGATCGAGCGAATGCCCGTTCCATCATTAGAACCCTCTGGATCCTTGATCTTGTCCTCGCTGAGGGCATCGCGGCCATCGCCAACAAGGATCGCACGAGCGATCTCCTCTTCGAGCATGAGACGGATCTCAGCCTTGAGGAAGGCCACCACGTCCATGTCCGTGATGTCCAGAACGTCGTCGCGGTCAAGCTTCTGCTTCTTGTAGATGGTCGCCGGGGAGGTGGTCCGGCGCAGCGCCTTGATGACCTCCTCCTTCTTCCGGGTGCCCTTGGTGTAACCCTTGGCGCGGGCCTCCTCTGCCGTGATGTCGAAGACGATCGACTTCACCTTGGCGAACGGGGAGTGCTTGGTAGCCGAGAGGACCTTGTCGACCCACTCATTCCGGCGAGCCTTGAGCTCGGGCTGCCCCATGACCTTGGCGTCGGGGAACAAGAGCTCGATGTCGGTGATGCCGTACTCGTCGGCGTGCGCAAGGATGGACTCCTTGAGCGATCCGTCGTGCTTCTTGACGTCCGCGACAATGGCCGCGAACTGGTCGTGGGTCAGAACGTTCCCTGCGGTCTCCCCGGACTCGTTCTGGTCGAAAACGTTACGCGACATGGTGTCGGTTCCTTCCTTGTGTTCGAGGTCGCCCTCAGTGTTTGAGTCGTCGGACGGCTCGTCCTCAGACGTGTTGCTGTCGGAGTGCTCGACGTTGTCATCAGCCGCGGCCTCTGCCTTGGCTTCGACGGCAGCGCCGACCATAAGCTGGACGACTTCCTTCTGCTTGTCAGTCATGGAGTCGTAGATGTCCGCGACAGTCTCGTCGCCCGACTTGTCCTCGTGCTTGACCTCGGACTGCTCCTCGGCCTCCTTGTTCTCTTCCTCCTCAGGCTCCTCGCCCTCGTCCGGAAGGTCTTCGTGCTGCAGGCTGAGACCCGTGAAGATCACGGCCTCGTCCTCCAGAAGGTCGCTCTCCCCGTCACTGTGAACGAGTCGAACGTTGTCGATCAGTGCGCCAGGGTTGGCTCCCGAAAGAACCACGCTCAGCTCACGGATCATCCCATGGAACACCTGCTTGCTGCGTTCCTTGAGCTGGTTAGCGTAGATCGACAGCGACACGACGTCGCCGTGCTGCACCAGCGTCTTGACGTGCTGGGCTTCAGGCGTGCCGTTGAAGAACGCGTAGGCGTAAACGCCATCCTTGCGGTTCTCGAGCACAGCGTGGCCGAGCACGTTCTTCGGGTCGTTATGCGAGTGCTGCCAGACAAGCGGAACCGTCGCCTTGTCCTGATGCGCGAACGCGTCGGGCATAATGGTTCGTCCGTCGGAGCACTTGAGTCCAGCCTTGGTTGCGTAACCGCTGAAGTCAGCTTCCATTTTGACTGTCTCCTTCCATTGTTGAATCTTCTGAGTTTGCCGGCCCCGACGGAGCTGGCACATTCGGGTTGATGTTGCTGTTGATGAGTTGATCAGCCTTCGGATCCGTCGACGGCTTGAAGCCGAACAATGGACGAAGCTCGTTAGCCGTAGCAATCTCATTTCGGCTCAACTGGTTGGTCATCTCAACGAGTTTGTCAAGCGTGACTAACTTGAACGGGTCTCTGAAGAAGACGATCGTCTGCTTCTGCGTTCGAGCTGTCTTTGTAAGAAACTTGCGCCGATACTCTTCAACAACAGCATCAAGCAAAGGTTCGATTGTGCGGTTGAAGTAGCTCAACATTGCGGACTCATCCGCCGTTCCGTTCATGATCTCAGGCGTGAGACCAAGCTCGCTGTACAACATGTTCATAAGGTACTCGACCTGCTTGAGCAAGTTGTTTTCTGCGGGCCGGTTCAGCTGAGTGATCTTCTCGGTTCCATCAGCGTAGGCAATTCCGTACTGACTACCCTTCAGTTGGAACTCGATCTCCTTACGTCGTTGCTCAGCCTGAGCTCTCTTCTGCTCCGACCGAATGACATAAGGAAGCTGAATGATCAAATCGAGCTTTCCAGAGCTCGACTGCTCGTCGACAACGTCCAGGAGGTTGAGCTTCCGGATCAGTCGCTGAAGAGTCGAGTTGCGCTCGTTCATGATGGTGTAGAACGGGTTTTCGATGATCGCTACCGCGGACTTAGCAATCCAGATCTCTTCACGACGACTCGTTCGTTCATTGTAAAGATTAACCTTGACCTTGGTAGGCTTCCACTTGACGATCGTTCCAACACGAAGCTTGTCCACGTCGAAACTGCCGCTTAGATTCGGATTAATTGATGTGTCTGTTGGAACGACTGCGATCACGCCCTTGTCCAGTAGCGTTGCGAAGACGTCGATTCGAAAAGCTCGAGCCGCTTGGTCGAGGTTTGCCTCAGTAATGAGACAGTTGTTCAACCCACTGTTAATCTCTTCTGCAATTCGATTGTTTTCATCGAGACGGACATGCTGCATAGTGACCGACGAAGCGTCCACTGAGATTCGGCTATAAATCGCCGCGATGATCGACCGCTCATTGGAGATCCGCATTCGAAGTCTGTCTGGACGACCATTGCTATAAACAGCGTCACCCCCAAACAAACCCGCTAGAGGATCTGACTCTTCTGGCGTCTGATTTACGAATGCATTCCATGCGTGCGATAGACGATCTGCGAACTTACCCATTGCTCACCTCCTTTCTAATTCCAAAAAGCCAATTCATCGGCTTATGGTGTCTTCTCGAAAGGTGGTCCGAACGTTGTATTGAGCCTTAAGCTGATCCAGCTGGCTCATCGGCTTCAAGCCGGCATCGTTCATCCACAGATCGATAGCATCCTTACCCGCCTTGACCAGCTCGGGATTCGCTGCGATAGTAGCGGCCACAGTACCGCCTGCGACGATCGCAGGAACTCCAATCGCCGTAAGAGCGGCGATGGCTCCAACACGAAGAGTCGCCTTACCAAGCGCCTTAGCCGCAGGACGAATGACCTCCCCAGTCTTCTTAAGCTTCTCTCGTGTGGATGAGGTCTTTCCAGAAGTCCGTGAACCGCTGGTTCGCTGCTTTCGATGGCCCCACTTCATTCCCGGGACGCCATAATGGGTGAGAGTTTCGTCGTTTATCTGATCGCTCATTCGAACGCCTCCTTGTTGGCCTTGTATGCGATGTATGCGTCCATCATGGCCGCAACGTTGTCAATCTTCTCATCTTGGCGCTTCTTGTAGAGCTTTCTGTTGCCGTTTGTGTCTTCGAGAGTGATGGCATTACCCATCGTGAAAGACATAAGCTCTTGATCAAATATGAGCTTTCGATGTTCGGCCAGAATCTTCAATTCACCAAGAGGCACAGACTCTGTCTTTGCTCCTTGAATGACTTTCTCGATTCCATAAGGACCGTTGTCCTGCTGCCATCTTTCGACGAACTCTTTGGCGTTGTATGGGTCGAACCCAAGCGCACGAACGTCGTATTCCTCCGCGATTATGAGTTGATCCAAGTCTTCATAGACCTGAATCATGTCCAGAACCGTACCATCCATCACTCGAAGACTTCCTTCGTGGATGAATTCGTCATACTTCTGACGAAGAGCACCGGGAAGTTTCATGAGTGTTAGCTCAGTGATGTAACTTCGGGTTTTGATGCCGAAATTATCGTTTCTTAGAGGAAAAAGGAAAGTGAACGCACAGAAGTCGTCTCCTTGCGAGAGGTCCGCCCCAAGCGCGCACGGCATCGACCAGAATTTCTGAGGACGATGCGTAAGGGTTTCTTCGTAGGTGAAGTAGTAGGTGTACCCCTCCATAGGAATCCCAAAACGCTTTGCAAGAATGTCGTTTCGGGAGGCGGGAGCTTTCTCAGCTCTCTCGACGTCGAGGTGATAGGTCTCATAAGTCACCGTCTTTCCCAAGTTCGGCTGAGCCTTGAGCCACATTGCCGGGTTCTTAACTTCCTCAATGTCGTCCAGCTTGTAATGCCAGATCGATACATGAGGAGCGATGAATTCACCCTTAAGAATACTCTGGAGTTCAAGCTTGATGGTGTCTCCAGCGCCGGCACGAACAGTTCCTTCAGAACTGACCGAGACGATGAGGTAGTCGTCAAGCTTTGACGAACCTTGCTCGATT